TTGGGGCGGTTACTGCGGCTGGTGCGGCTTTTGTAGCCTTTGCTCAAGATGCCGTTAGGACTGGCATGGGATTCGATTCCGCTATGTCTCAGGTTGCGGCGACTATGGGTGTTTCCGTTGACCAGATTGGAGAGTTGCGGGATTTTGCTCAACAAATGGGCGCAACCACTAAATTTACCGCAACGGAAGCGGCTCAAGCCCTTAATTATATGGCATTAGCTGGTTATGATGCCGAAAAATCCATGTCAATGTTGCCTACCGTCTTAAATCTGGCGGCGGCTGGCGGGTTTGATTTGGCCCGTGCTTCTGACATGGTTACAGATGTCCAGTCTGCCTTGGGACTCAGTATTAAGCAGACTGAAACGATGGTTGACCAGATGGCGAAAACCGCTTCTAAATCTAATACCAGTGTGGAACAGTTGGGCGATGCCATGCTCACAATTGGCGGCACTGCGAAATTTATGGCTGGCGGCACTGACCGTTTGCAGACCGTCCTTGGCCTTTTAGCTGATAATGGTATTAAGGGTTCTGAGGCTGGTACCCATCTGCGAAACATGCTCTTGAAGTTGTCCAGTCCTACCAAGGACGGAACAGCCGCACTTGAAAATCTTGGTGTGAAAGTCTTTGATGCCTCAGGTAATATGCGAGACATGCAAGAAATCATGTTGGACATGAGCCAAGCAATGAGCAACTTAACCGGGGAGGAACGGGTTCAGGCCATTTCTGACATTTTTAACGCCCGTGACCTGTCTGCCGTTAATGCTCTACTTGGAACCAGCAAGGAACGTTGGGAGCAATTGGGCGGTGCTATTGCCGAAGCAACCGGGTCAGCACAGCAAATGTCTCAGACTCAGTTGGGGAATTTGACTGGTGACATTACCATCATGAAATCCGCTGTCGAGGGCTTAAAAATCCAGTTCAGCGACGGCATTACCCCGGCAATCCGAGATGTGGTCCAGCGGCTCACGAAAGCTTTATCCCGTCCCAAAACTCAAAAATTCTTGCGTGAAGTCGGTGAATTTTTAGGAAAGGTCATAAAGCGGATAACTGAACTTGTTTCCAATGTGGTATTGCCAAAGGTCATAAGCCTGTTTGATAACGGGGCAAAAAAGCTCAAAATCTTTGGCGGTGTGGCTCTTGGATTAGTCGGCACGATTAAAACCGTCACAACTGTTATGGGATTGCTTGGCGGCACGCTTAGCCCAACTGGTTTACTAATCAAGGGACTTGGATTATTGGTTGGTGCATTTTCTCTTGCAAAGCTTGAACAGGAAGATTACATCGCCAACATGCGTTACCTCACCGATGAACAGAAAGAACTTGTTCAAGGGATAGAGAACGCTAACGCTGCCCAAAAGGAAGCGACTGATGCTTACAACGATTCCGCTGTGGCAATCATGAATGAAAAGGGCAGACTGCAAGACCTTTGGGGCGAATTAAAAAACATTACAGATGAAAACGGCAACGTTACAAAAGGTTATGAAGCCCGGGCCGATTTTATCCTTGGCGAATTAAATAACGCCCTTGGTACTGAGTATGAACTCAACGGCAACGTTATCGCTCAGTATCAACAAATGCAGACTGAGATTGACAACCTCATTGCCAAACGTGCGGCTGAGTCTCTGTTGGCGGCAAAGGAAGCGGCATACACACAGGCGTTGCAAGACCGGGAAAAGGCTCTCCGGGATGCTGGTGCGGCATACGATGAAATGGCAAAGATACAGGAGCATTACGACCAGCAACTTGCCAATATTGCATCACTGGAACAACAAGCGGCTGATGCCCGTGCCGCTGGTCGAGACGGAGAGGCTATCGCACTCAGGTCGTTAATCAAAGAGGTTCAAGCGGCGGCAGACGAAACCAAGTTATCCTTGGACAAGTTTGCCAAGGCGTATAATACTGCTAACGAAACTGCCAAAAAGACTTATTCTGACATTGAGCGGTACGAAAAATCCCAAATGCTTATTTTCGAGGGCAACTATCAGGAAGCCCAAGATTTGCTGACAAAAGACCTTGATTACAATTTGGAAATCCAACGCAAAAAAGCACTTGCTAACAAAGAGGAGGAGCAGAAATACAAGGATATGCTCACCGAAAAGAAACAAGCCATTGATGAGTACAGGCGAAACTTGCTCAATGGCGAAGAGGGATTTTACGCAGACCAACTCCGGGAACTTGTTGACCACTTTAATACGGAAGTTGATGAAGCCCGTAAGGCTGGCCTTAATGTGGGCACTGCAATTGCATCCGGATTGTCCGAGGCTTATTCTACTGTTGTTGGAGCGGCGCATGGCCTTATGAGCGGTGCCATTGCCGCCATGAAAAACGTGGCACAGATTGCTTCTCCGTCTAAGGTTGGTCGTGCGATTGGTCGTAACATTGGCGGTTCCGTTGGCCTTGGTCTGGATGATTCCTACGATGATACCGTTGGAAGTGCTGGAAACCTCATGGAAGGTGTTCTGGACGAACTGGATAATGGCTTCGATACTGACACTTACATTACCAAAACCGACACAGGACCGAGCGACAGTGTTCTTGGAATCCTTCGGGAAATCCGGGACAACATGGGCTTCGATGTGGTTTTGGAGGATGGCACGATTGCAGGAAGAATTGATAAGCTCTTAGGTCAGGCCGCAATGAGGAAAGCGAGGGGGACTGCGTAATGCTTAATAATCTTCCGAATGGAATTACGTTTGATGGTCAACATACCTATTATGACTTTGGACTTTGGCTCAGTGAACGCCCGGACTTGGGCGTTCCTGAGGCCAAAACCAACCAGATTGAAGTCCCCGGTTCAGATGGAATTATCGACCTAACGGAAGCTAATGCCGGGGAGGTCAAATTTTACAACCGGGAAATCAAGTTCACTTTTGCCGCAATGGTCAACGTTGACAGGCAAGAAGAGTTCAAGGCGAAAATCCGCAATTCGCTACACGGGAAGATGATTAAGAAAATCATTCTGGACGAAGACCCCGACTGGTATTACACAGGCCGCTGTTCTGTGGAGTTTGTGGACATAAAGCCTTGGAAACTGCGGTGCGTTGTTGTCGTTGATGCCGCTCCGTATGCCATGAAGAACGTGGAAACCGTTGTTGACCTTGACCCGGACAACATGAACTATGAAGAGCAGAGCGTTGAACGGGCGGTGAACGATTCGCAACAAGACTGGAATTCTAACTTTATGCTTGGCACAAAGGAGTTCCCCGCTGGAATCTGGTCGCCGGGGTATCAGCAGTTCTTAATAACGTGGCCTCAAACGGCAACCAGAGCGACCTATACACCGTTTGTTAATGTTGTCGATGCGGATGGTCATGCTTACACCGCTAATATCCAAACTCCATTTGATGAGGGAGAGGTGAACGTTTCGTTCGACTCGCTTACGCAAGCCGGGGTAGCAACTGGTAGGGTTTACAGAATCCTTGTGTCGGGTATCGGTGACTGTCAACTGTTTACGCAGTTTTTGGCTGGTCATGTCCGGGTTTGGAATGAGCGGAAAACGGTTATGCCCGTGTTCAATCTGGCGGCGAATTACGATGTGGCCCTGACCATAAACGGACGGAATTATACAATTCCGCTTGGCACAAGCCAAGTCCCGGAAATCACTTTAAGACAGGGTTGGAACGACATCTATATGCCGCTTGATACAGAGGCCAATATAACCAAATTTACCATGACATTCCGGGAGGGCAAGCTGTAAAATGTACACGATATATGCAGACGGCGAAATCCTCCACAATCCGCTTTTGTCGGATGACGGAAGAATCGTAATCCGTCCTGTCCTCAACGAGAAGCTGAACACGCATGGGTGGCTCAGGTTTACCATTGCGCCAACTAATCCGATGTATGACAGGCTCCAAGCCCGTAATACAAAAATCAAAGTTGTAACGGACACAAAAAACCGCAAGCCTTGGTTTGGACGGGTCATGGACATTGAAAACGGGTGGAACAATTGTCTTGAGGTCTTTTGTGAGGGTGAACTTGGATGTTTAAACGATTCCATCCGCAGACCGTTTGGGTTCAAAAGCCAAGCCGGGCAATCTGGCCCGGAACTTTTGCTTGAGTATCTTATCAATACTTACAACGGGTCGAACACAGATGGATACACGTTTACGGTTGGTAATGTCAGCGTAACAGACCCTAATGGTGTTATTGTCCGTAGCTCCAAGACCCCGATGACGGTCTGGCAAGCCATTGATGATAAGCTGTTTAATAGTTCACTTGGCGGTTATATCATGCCCCGGTATGACGAAGAAACTGACACCCATTACATTGATTATCTGTCGCTGGACGAGAATGACCAATACGCCGTAACCTCAAGCCAAATTATCAAGTTTGGTCAAAATCTTTTGGACTTCTCCAAGTTTGTGTCGGCTGACGATGTTGTTACTGTCCTCATCCCGTACGGAGCAGAATTCGACCCGGAAGATTCCCGGTATCAGGAAGACCCGCCCGAAAATGGCACTTGGAACGGCAATCGACTTACGATTGAAAGTGTTAATGACGGCAAGGATTATATCCGAAACACA